GTGTCGACCTGGCTGTTGGTGGCGGCGAGGTACCAGGCGGTGGCGCTGGCGGCGTCGAGGATGGGCTCGACGATGGGCTCCAGGCTGGTGCGGCCGCCTTGGCGGAACTCGTTCACATCGACCTGCTTGGCCGGGGTGTAGTTGCTGCTGGTGAGCTGGTAGGCGGTTTGCTCCAGCGAGGCGGGCACGATCAGGTACGAAGGCGCCAGGTTCAGCTCTTCGCTCTGCAGGCCCTTCTGCAGGCGCATGGCTTTGCGGCCGTCGCTCAGCGCCGAGAACTGCAGGGCCGAGGGGGCACCGGTGCCGAGGTTGGCATGGCTGGCGTGGAACAGGGCCACGCTGTCGGACAGCGCGGCGTTGGCCGTGAGCTGGGCGTAGACGGTGCGGTTCTCCAGGCGGGCCGAGCTGGCGCCGAAGCCGGTGACCAGACGGTCGAAGGCACGCAGGTCATCGTTGATGATGGCCTGGCGGGTGAGTGCCACGATGCGACCATAGGTCAGCAGCGAGTAGGTCTCAGCGCCGTCCTTCAGCACGCCGTACTTGAACTCGCCGTGCTCGTTGACCTGCAGCAGGTCGGGCATGGCGGCCAACTGCACGACGCTCATGTTCTTGAAGTCGGGCGCATTGGGCGCGCGGCGGGCCCAGCGGGTGTAGGTGCCGGGGTTTTCGTCGTAGCTGGCGCGCAGGCGCTTGCTGGCGACGTTGGCCATGAGCGAGCTGAAATCGCTGGTGCTGTGCGCGCCGCCCGAACGGAAGGTCAGGATGCGGGTGGCCAGGGTCATCTTGTCCAGGCCACGCGTGTTCTGACCGTGGGTTTCGAGCAGCTCGCGGCCCATCTCGATGATGGACATGCCGCGGAACTGGCGGCCGTTGTCGGTCAGCGGCGCGCGGGCGTTGACGCGGGACATGACCGCTTCTTGCATGCCTTCCATGCGGGTGGCGAATTCGTCGCGCACGGTCTCGACGCGGGTGGCGTTGTGGCCGCCCGAGGCAGCATCACGCCGGGCCAGCTCTTCGAGCACGGCGCTGCGGGCTTGTTCCAGGGTCTGGCCGCTGCGGATCATGCCGGCGGCGAGCTGGGGCACGTTGTGGCGGGCGCAGAGTTCGGTGATGTCGGCGGCGGCGCTGGCGGCCGCGGTGGCGGCGCGCTGGGCCAGATCGGCCGGGGCCTGGCCTTGCGGCTCGACGGCGCTCCGCGACTGCTGCTGTTGTTGAGACACATCGGGCGACGCAGGTGCATTGCCCGGGGAGGTGACCTGGTCACGCTGTGGCATTTGAGTTTCCTCTTGGGTGTGGTGAGCCGAAGCGGCCCGGACGAATTCGCAGGGCAGGCCTTGCGGGCCCGGACGCGAAGAACGGTGTGCGGCGCCGGCATCGGCGCCGGCGTCTGGGTGCTGGGAGCGGGTGCCGGCGTTGGGGTCGGCGGGCACGGTGACGAAGCTGATTTCCTGCGGCGTCCAGCGCTCGGCGCGGTACAGAGGCAGGTTGACGCCATCGGTCCGGTCTTGGGCGCGGGTGATGGCGTAGCGCTCGACGGAGTAACCGAACGAGATGCTGCGGATGATGCCGGCGCGGATGTCGGCCACGATGCCGGCCACTTCTTCGCGGGTGCTGAGCTTGAGGGTGGCGCGGCCTTCGCCGCCGGTGATCCAGCCCCGGGTGGCCACGCCGAGGATGGCGCTGACGCCGCCGTAGACGCGGTGCGAGTCGATGACCTGCACCACACCTGCATCGAAGCGGGTCATGTCCACCGCTTCGGCGGTGACGGCCAACTCTTCCTCGTAGGTGGTCTCGGTCCACCAGTCGTAGGCACGGCGGCGCGAGCCGGTCGTCCAGACCACCTCGACGGTGTTGTCGGCCTCGTTGAAGGTGCTGGGCACCAGGGAGGCCTCGCGCACCTGCGTCGGGATCTCGCGCACCTCGGTGCTGGGGCTGGTGCTGCGCGATTGCTGCGTTACGGCTGTGCTCATGGATTGGCACTGTGCCGATGCAGCTGTCTCATTTCTCGGAAAAATGAGACAACTTGCAATCCGAACGTTCAGCCGCCGTTCGGACTGGGCTGCGCGGGCACCTTCCCCTTGAGCAGCATGACGAGCGCATCCCAGATGCCGCGCTCTTGCAGGCCTTTGATGTCCTCGGCCAGCTCGTCAAAGACTTGTTTTGGGTCATACCCGCGACGGCGCAGTTTTTCGCTGATGCTGCTGAGGCCTCCGGCGATCTCGGCCAGGTCGGCGTCGACATCCTGCGCAGGGTTGACGTGGTCCCACTTGGGCGTGGAATGCTCGACGGTGTACTCCACCTTGCCCTTGAGCAGGCCGGCCAGGGCCGCATAGGCCGCAAACTCGGCGCAGATGCGCTCGCACAGCTGAGGGATGACAGTGAGCCACTGCAGCTGCTCGATCTCACGGCGGAAGTCCAGCATGCGCACGCGGGCGCTGCTGAAATTGACCTCCTTCATGTCGCCCGTGGCCTGCTCGTAGGTGAAGCCGGCACCGGCGCAGATGAGATGGATGTTGTACTTGCAGTAGTCGACAAAGCCGGGCGCGGCTTTCGGCTCGACCACGGTGATGTTCATGCCGGCGGGGATCTGCGTGATGCCACCGCTGGCGAGCTCGCCCAGGCTGGCACCGGTGCCGGTACCGGCGCCGGCGCCGTATTGGGCTCCATCGGCCATGCCCTGTACATCGCCGCTGGCCAGCACGGACAAGCGCCCCTCCAGGTTCTTGCGCTGCAGCTCGGAATCCTCCAGCAGCTGCAGGTCGCGAACGCGGGGGATCACGCTCGACAAGCGGGGGAAGCCTCGACCTTGACCCGGCCGGGTGGGCGAGAACAGGTGGATGATCTCGGCCGCTGCCACGCGGGTGCTGCGCTGGTTGCGCTGGCGCAGCTGGCCCTGATCGCCAGGATGCTGGGGCCAGATCCAGTAGGCCACCACCTTGCCCACGGCGTCGATCTCGCGACCGTTGACCACGGCGTTGTTGCCGTTGCCTCGGGCGATGGTGGTGTCGAGGTGATCAATCTCCAGCAGCTGGAGCTGCAGGGGCACGGGCAGGCCATCGCTCTTGAGGCGGGAGCGCAGGCGGATCAGCACCTCGCCGTCAGCGTCCATGGCGCGCACGGCGGCGGCCTGGATGCCGTACAGGTCGCGCAGGCCGTCGGCATCGGCCACCTTGATCCATTCCGCCCAGGCCGCAGCGAGGGCCTTGCCATGGCGGCCGCCCCACTTGGGGACGATGCCGGTGCCCACGATGTGGGCCACACGGGCATTCATGCCGGCGGCGATGTACTCGACGTTCTGGATCAGACTGCGGCTCTTGGCGCGCAGCGTGGGCGCATCAGCGGCGTGGTCGGCATTGGCGCTGGCGTTGGGCCGCTTGGGGCGCCATGCGTCGCCGGGCAAGGCCGCGGCATAAGCGCGCGTGAGCAGCTGGCGGCTGTGGTGCCGCTGCAGGCCGACGCCCGGGGAGACCCAGCCGATGAGGCGATCCAGCACGGTGGGCTGGGCGGCTTGAACATGAAGCTTGCCCATGATCAACGCTCCCGGCTGGTGATGAAAACGGGGTAGCCGGTGCGACGAGCGGAGCCGCCACCAGCCGTGGAGCTGGAGAGCACGCTGGCCACATGGGCGCGGGCAGCGAGCAGTTCATGGGTGCTGCGGTAGCGCACGCGCTGACCGTCAACCTCCACCTCCAGCTCAGAGGTGGCGATGGCGGTATCGAGCCGCGCGAGATCGTTTTGGGTGAGTGCCATGCCCGCGAGCATGCCCACGGGTTTGTCTCATTTCTCGGAAAATTGAGACTCGTTTGCGGCGGCGGGCTGTTTCAGGCAGCGGTACACGGTGGCCCTGCTGACGCCCAGCCGGCGCGCCACCTCGCTCGCGTTGCGGCCATTGAACAGGGCCAGGACCTCAGGGCGCAAGCTGCCGGCATCACGCTTGCGCACATAGGTTTCGATGCCTGCGAACTCGCGGCGCACGCTTTCGCGAGCGCCGGAGAGGCGGACCTCGGCCGCCTCCAGCTCGGGCAGGATCTCGACGAGGTAGTCAAAAATTCGGTCCACCAGGTCGGGCTGGTCGGCCAGCTCCTGCGGCGGCTTCTGGCGGCTTGGGATGGGTGTCATAGATGGACTCTCAGCACAGGCGCCGGGGTTGAGGTCGGGATGCGGCAGGCCGGGCCATGGGTGGCAGTTGGGCCACATGTGCCAAGGCTGGCACGACGGGCTCCAGGGCGCCAGGCTCAGGCTGCGCCGTGAGCTGATGCGGCAGCAGGGCCTCGCTGGTGAAGAGGTCGCGCGGCGGCTGCACGGCTTGCTCGATGAGGCTCCAGGAGCGGTCGGGCTTGGTGTGAAGGCCGAGCATGTAGGCCGCGTGCAGGGCGTAGTTGCGACAGTCGAGCACCTCGTTGCGCGGCCGGCGCTTGACCCAGCGGTGGGCCTCGCCGGTGGGCAGACGCAGGAGGATGCGCTGCTCGGCGGTGAGCTGCTCGAACCACTCGCGCGGCAGCTGGTCGCTGAAGTGCACGTAGCCGGGGCCAGGCTCGGCGATGGCGAGCTGGCCGTGGAGCAGGTCTTTGGCGGTGTCGGTACCGATGACCCAGAGCTTGACGCCGTTGGCCCATTTCTGCCCGCGCCAGTTCACATCCTGGCTGCTGGCCGTGCCTTTGATTGGCTTGTTGGGCTCAGACGCCCCCTTGACCGCATGGACTTTCATCCGGCCCTGCTGCCTGCGCACAAAGTTGTAGACGGCCTGGGTGTGGTGGCCCGAGTCCATGCTGATGGCCTCGATGCCGAGGCTGCCACCGTGCCAGGCCTGCGGGTAGCGGCGCTGCAGGTAT